CAACACTTTTTTCTGGACTGAGAGAGCAATGATCAAATTGCCTTTCGCTGGGATCAAGGGACAGGCAGATTCAAGACCAGTACAGGTACAGGTACCATGCATGGAGATGTATGGCAAGACCTGCCCAGTACTCACCGAAGTGAGACCGTGGTTCAAGGACAAATCCATGGAAGACATGGGAAGAAAGTATTGGAAAAAGAAATCTTACATTTTCCAGGGTTTCGTGCTACAGAACCCATTGGCAGAAGACACAACACCCGAGAATCCAATAAGAAGATTCATCATTGGACCTCAGATATTCAACATCATCAGATCAGCATTGATGGATCCAGAGATGGAAGAGCTACCAACTGATTCTGTGAGGGGTGTGGATTTCAGGATAACCAAGACCTCCAAGGGCGGTTATGCTGACTACTCAACTTCCAAATGGTCAAGAAGAGAAAGAGCTTTGGATGAAGCAGAGAGGGCGGCCATAGACAAGCATGGTCTATTCAATCTCAATGACTTCAGACCTAAAGAACCAACAGATGCAGAAGTGAAAATAATCAAAGAATTATTTGAAAAATCTGTTGAGGGTGAAGCATACGATCTGGAAAAATACGGACAGTATTACAAACCAGCGGGCATGTCTTACCAACCGCAATCTAACGGTTCGTCGTCAGATGAGTCTAATACCACAGAGGCACCTGTAGTGAAAACCACAGCGGCACCTGTGTCATCATCGATGACCGCGGAGACTTCCGCTCCAACGGCAACATCATCAGCACCAGCTGGCGACAGTGCCAAGAGGGCAGAAGACATCCTGAAACTCATTAGATCTAGACAGAGCAAGTAATAACCCTTTACCAAGTGGCCATTCTGTTGACAGGGTGGCTACTTGGTGTTAATATACACATATGACAAAACCATTTGATATAACAAAATTTAGAAAGAGCATCACTAAATCGATCCAGGGATTGGGTTTAGGATTCAATGATCCCACCGACTGGATCTCAACCGGCAACTTCGCATTGAACTATCTCATATCGGGCGACTTCAACAAGGGCATTCCCTTGGGCAAGGTATCTGTGCTGGCGGGAGAATCAGGAGCGGGCAAATCCTATATCGCTTCAGGCAACATCATTAAAAATGCTCAGGCACAGGGCATCTATGTGATACTGGTGGACACAGAGAATGCACTTGACGAGAGCTGGCTACAGGCATTGGGAGTGGACACATCCGAAGACAAACTATTGAAACTGTCCATCTCCATGGTGGACGACGTGGCCAAGACCATCTCAGAATTCATGAAAGGCTACAAGGAAGAAAATGCAGAGAACCGAGAAGGTGCTCCAAAGATCCTATTTGTGATCGACTCCTTGGGCATGTTGTTGACCCCAACAGATGTGAACCAATTTGAAGCGGGAGAAATGAAAGGTGACCTGGGAAGAAAACCCAAGGCACTGACAGCACTCGTGCGTAACTGTGTGAATATGTTTGGATCCTACAATGTGGGATTGATAGCGACCAATCACACCTATGCATCACAGGACATGTTTGATCCCGATGACAAGATATCAGGTGGACAGGGATTCATCTATGCATCATCCATCGTGATAGCGATGAAGAAATTAAAATTAAAAGAAGACGAGGATGGCAATAAAATATCCGAAGTCAGAGGTATTAGAGCCGCTTGTAAAGTGATGAAGACTCGTTATGCCAAACCTTTTGAAAGTGTACAGGTCAAGATCCCCTACGACACGGGCATGGATCCATATTCTGGACTGGTAGATCTTTTTGAGAAGAAGGGACTGTTGAAACAGACAGGGAATCGTTTGAAATATGTGGATTCCAAAGGCACGGAAATCATAGACTTCCGAAAAAACTGGACTGGTGATAAATTAGACATAGTTATGGCAGATTTCCATAACGTCAAGCAACCAGAAACAGCAAAGGAAACCGAACAGGATGGAACAGATGAATAAACACCAGATCGAAGAGATTTGGAACACAGTTTCAAACTATCTGCCTGAGAGAATGAAAGTAGACTGTGCCGTTGATTATGTCAAGACACTGGTCGACCTGGACATCGACACCAGAGTGATCAAGTCCGCGGGCGAGCACGATGATCGCCTACAACAGGCCATCGAGGCAGTTCTAGCAGAGGACGAAGAAGAGAGCACTGAAGACGAATACTACGAGGAAGAATGAGTTGGTACTCCACATTGAGCAAAGATCTCAGCAAGATTCCAGATTGCATACAACACTATTACAATGAGCTGGAACAGGCCCGCAAGGAAGTGGGCATATACGGCAACCTCGAAAAGAACAGCGCCGCGATGCCGGGACAGGTGGAACATCGTTTCAATCAGTTACAGGAAATAGAAGCCATACTGGAATATCTCAATATCGAAAAGAGACAATTGAGATCTAAATTTTTCAAGAAATATCTCGAGAACTATCAGCGAGCCCTCACATCCAGAGACGTGGACAAGTACGTGGACGGCGAGGCCGACGTGGTGGACATGGATAAAATTGTGCTGGAGTTCGCCCTGCTGAGGAACAAATGGTTGGGCATAATCAAAGGACTGGATCAGAAGCAATGGCAACTTACCAATATCGTTAAATTACGAGTAGCGGGAATGGAAGATGCCTCCATCAGATAGGATCATACTCACAGACGTTGACGGGGTTCTCCTGGAATGGGAAAATCATTTCGCCAATTGGATGTTGATCAAGGGATACACGGAAAAGGAAGGCAAGGAAGACGTGTACTCCATGGAGAAACGATACGGGCTGTATCGAGAAGACAAGGAAGCACTCATAGAAGAATTCAATAGATCGGCCTGGATGAGCAACCAAGATCCCATGCCTGGTTCGCAGACCTGGGTCAAGTTATTACACGCCGAGGGGTGGACATTTATACCCATAACATCACAGACCACGGACATACCCGCACAGGAACTACGGAAGAGGAGACTGAAAGAGCTGTTTGGTGGCACAGTGTTTGAGAACTTCTTCATCCTGGACACGGGCGCCGACAAGGATTCGGCCCTGGCGGAATTCCACGGCACGGGACTTTGGTGGGTGGAGGACAAGCCCGAGAACGCACTATTGGGATTGGATTATGGACTACGACCCTTACTAGTGGATCATTCTTACAATCGTAAATTCAAACATCGAGAAATTCCAAGAGTAAAAGATTGGAAACATATATACAGAGTAATCAACGGGAGAGCATAACATGAGTTTACCAGTTTATGTAGGATGGGACAGCAGAGAAGATATCGCCTATCAGGTGTGCGAGCATTCCATCAAGAGGAGAGATCCCGGAGCCACAGTCATACCCCTCAAACAGAAAGATATGCGGTCTGACGGACTGTATCGCAGGGACACAGACAAACTGGCCACGACAGAATTCACATTCACTCGATTCTTTATTCCCTATCTACAAGGATACAAAGGATGGGCGGCGTTCTGTGATTGCGACTTCGTGTGGCAAGTGCCCACAACAGAGCTGGAACAATACTGTGATAATTCCAAAGCGGTAGTATGTGTGCAACACGATTACACCCCCATGGAAGGATCAATGAAGATGGACGGACAGGTGCAGACGGTGTACCCAAGGAAAAACTGGAGTTCAATGGTGCTGTGGAACTGCGGTCATCCAGCAAATAAAATTCTCACACCCGAGGTGCTCAACCGAGAGACCGGAGCATTCATGCATCGCTTCCAGTGGTTGGCCGATTCGGAGATTGGATCATTGCCACATCACTACAACTGGTTGGTGGGTTGGTACAAGGAGCCGGATGACGGTGCTCCCAAGATATTGCACTACACGGAAGGCGGACCATGGTTTGATGGTTACCGAGATTGTGAGTATGCTGACGTGTGGAAGAAAGAACTCATAAATCTTTTCTCATCATAAAATGAATCTCACAGAACTCAATAAAAAATTTAATACCGATAAGGGCGGTAAACATTGTTACCTAGAAAAATATTATCAAAACAAATTTGATCCCATCAGAGAGACGGCTAAAAAAATATTAGAGATCGGTGTGTACGAAGGTGCATCTGTTAGACTGTGGCGAGAGTATTTCAGCATTGCTGATGTATATGCTCTGGAAAAACTTTCAAAGAGGGCAGGAATGTTCAACGGTGAACAAAGGATACATCTCATTATAGGTGATTCGACCGATAGTAATTCTTACACACAAATCCCCCACGACATGGATATTATCATAGACGACGGCTCACATAGGCCAGAAGATCAGTTTGCAACTTTCATGGGGGCCTATCCTAAACTTGCTATAAATGGACTATACATAATAGAAGATGTTAGGGACATCGATCATTTATCGCAATTGTTTAATGAACAAAATATTAGTTTCAAAATATATGATTATAGACAGCTGGCCGAAGCCGACACTGTGATATTTGAAATCACCAAATGACTTCCGTAATAAATTTAGATAGGATACAATTATTAACTGTGTTGCCAAAAAATGCAACAGTGGCGGAGATCGGCGTGTATAGGGGAGAATACTCCGAACATATTGTAAAAAATTCAAGCCCAAACAAATTAATATTGATCGATCCATGGAGGACAATGTTGAATGCAGACGATGTTGATCCAAAATTTGAATCATTTTACAACGAAGTTGTAACAAAATTCAAAGACAACAAGAATATTGAAATTGTCAGAAAGACGAGCACAGACGCTTTACAGTATATCAATAATGAAACACTAGATTGGGTGTACATAGATGGCAACCACAACTACGAACCCTGCCTAAATGATTTGAGGACCTATTCTTCTAAGGTAAAAAAAGATGGATACATCTGCGGACACGACTGGGTTACCCGATCCAAACCTGGGTTTGGTGTCAATCGGGCAGTGGA